AGGAGGGGGTCGGTGGTGTTCTCTTGCTCACAAAAAACCGCCCGCCCTTCGATAAATTACATTTTTTGCAACTTGCAACTAAATTATCATCACTATCATTACCACCTAGCCTACGAGGTATCACATGATCGACAGTATCAGCCTCTTGACCACAATATACGCACAGAAACTGACCAGATCGCAGAATGCGTTCCCTGATCTTTCTCCATTGTCTTGTTGATCCGGTAGATCTTAAAGCTGACTTACTCAATACCATCCCTTAATCTTATGATGTTGTAAAGCATTGCAAGGATTATCGTATCGCTTCTTTATGTATTTCAATTGCCAATCAATTTGTTTGTATCCATCAACTGTTGCTAACCATTTAGATCTGCCTTGAGGAATACCATAATGACTACCATTCTTGGCTTTTGGATTCCATCTAGATTCTTTGTAATTTAATTCATCTAAACAATAAAATTGATCTAAGTTGTTAAGCTGTATAAATGCCCATTGTCTGTAATGATTTGTTTTATCTAATGAAGCAACGGAATAATCTTTTAATAAGCCTATGTTTAAGGCTATGAACAGAGGTATCACCAAACCAAACCTTGCGATCTTTCTGCTTCGCAGATCGCCCTTTCGCTCTGAAAGCGAATTTGCGTTTAAGGGTATCACATATGTCAAATACATTTTACAACCTTTCATCATAACCGCAGGTCAGACGGCAAGTCATATAGACATCCAACCAATGTATTGTGCATTAGGATTATCTAAAAGCCATTGCTCCCGCAGCTTGTTTTGATAAGCCCAATTAATTTCGTGTGTCATTTCGTCATGATTAGCGCACATGTATGGCACTCCTGATCTACGAACATCCAAGACCCGCATTTGGTGCATCTAATGACAGGCTCTTGAGTGTCAGTTGCTTCTGCTAGATTCTTTGTTCCAATGCAATTGCAACGCAAACATTGATATACGCGAAATCCATGAGCTGTGGAATAACCTTCCAGCCAAATGAATTCAGTATTACCAGAGCAGCCATTGCATTTGAATTTAACCACCTTTACCAGCCCATCCAGTTCCCTTAAAGATTGCCGGAACTGCTGAATAGACACGCTTTAACTTAGCCCCACATACTTGACAACAAGGGATTTCGTGCTCCATTGGAAGATCCAATACAATACTTAACCCCTCGCCATCACATTCGTATTCGTAATTAGGCATGATACGGAATTCGATTGATTGCGTGGCAGTTATAGCATCGAAGCAGATCGCCCTCATGAAGTAATCTGTCATCGTTGCATAAGTCGCAATATGTTGTTGATGGCTCTACTTTAACTCCGTCATCTGTAAAAGTTGCAGTTAGACCAGAGCCGTCAATGATTTGTAATTCACCCATTTATTCACCTCCTTCAAAATACCATTTTCCGTTAGCTGTAAGTTTTGCCCATTTAGGTTCGCATTGTTTTGCCTTGCATACATAACCATAGTAAGGCTTGCCTCCTTTAGATATACCTTCTTTAAGAATATGCCCATGCTGGCACGCAGGTGGCTCATTAGGTATTGATGCGCCAATTTCAGCCACAACATCACCAACAGACCACGCAACCGGATCTTTAGGTTTATCAGTTTCAAAACTATCTCTTAGGATTGTTTCAATTTGTGCCGACTTAGATCCAGCCTTGCCATACATATTTTGCCGGCTTTCCAACTTCTCTTTGAAAGATGAAGGTGCAACCACCTTGCTCATTTCCTCCTTAGATGCTCTCTTGCCTTTAGCTGCAAAACCTGCATTTGCAAGTGCTCTGCCAATCGCTGAAGTTTCGCAATTCTCCAATGCAGAAGTTGAATTGACACCACGATCCGAAATTGTTTCAAAAGCGAGCCCAGTTGCACACGGCTTTGCGTCCGCTTCCGTTTTGAATAATTTACAAAATACAATGAATCGAGTGTTAGATGCCTCGATGAGTTCAGTTTCGATTCTGTTGTCAGGAAATTTTCCATGCCATTTCTCCAATCTTGATTCGACTGTTTCATAATCCTCTAAATTAAATGCCATTATTAATCCTCCCAGTTTTCGTCTTTGACTGCATCGAGGACTGTTTTATAAACAGACCCATAGGCAATGAAGTCCTTGATACTGTCGTAATGATCTGGGGTTTCACTAAGCCGAGAAACCTTGACGAGTGCCATACATAATGCAGCTTGGTGCGGTGTAATAGGGAAATCGAGATATGCAGACCAAAGACCTGCAATTCGTTTGTGGTTATAGTAAGGATGTCCGTAGACACTTCCACGCTGCTGGATCGTAGTAATGACCTCATCAAAGAGTTGCTCAGTTTTTGTCATAATCAAATACTTCATCAGACTTTGTTTTAGTGTTCATTAGTCTGCGGTGTGAATCCCACCCATGAGCCCGACCTTTCCAATATCCATTTTGGAATGCGGTGTCTTTGATTTCATGAATGATCCATGCGCCTATACCTAAGCCCATAAATATCCAAGCCAGTTGTAGCATGTCGTCTTTTGCTGTCATGTTGCTCCCTTTACCCACAGCGTTCGTGTGGATACAGAAAGTATGACCTAAAGCAAGGACAGGCGGTTAATTACTTTCGGCGTGTTTTATAACGATTAGATAACGCCAATATCCTCAACATCATCGATATGGTCATCAATCGTGCGGTCGATATAGTCTGTTTCACGCCCCATAAGACTTTCCAAGAGCTGTAAAACTGCCATCTTTATTTATTGGGATCATTTGCACATTCATATTCTTGCCATCCCAGTCCATGATGACTATGCCCATTTGCCAGTTGGCGAGCCCTTTTGTGTAAGAAGCCTTTGCTCGGTTCATCAGGTTGCCAGTTTCTACGCCGTAAAGGGGTCTGTAAGCCCCGTAGAGCCCCTCTGAATAGGCTGACATACCTAGTCTATGGGTATGCCCACAAACCACGCTCTTACCAGCCTTCTTGGCTAAATTAAGGGCAGTCTGTCCAGCATTAGGATTCATGTTGCCTTCATCGCCATGAGCCAAGATCCAGCCCTTTTCAAATTCAAAAAATGTTTTGTGGAATGTAATGCCCATAGAATCAAAATCCATGAACTTAGCGTATTGCAATTCGGGAAGTGAGATCATTCCCGGAACTTTTAATAAAGTGTTATATAAGCGATCAGTATGATTACTGCGGATGATATGAGCCTCTCGGCTGTGCTCTGTGAGAGCCCAAAGGATCTCTTGAGTAGCTGTGCGGTCATCATCCAAAGTTTGTTGATAAGCCAAAGGTGTTTTTTCAGCCCAACGGCTAATGGTTTGAAAGTCAATCTCATCGCCAACGCATAGAACGCTGTCAAATCTTTCACGCTTCGCCAATTTAATAACATTCTTGACGGCTGTTTCATGATGGTATGGAATTTGCAAATCACTTATTACTAAGTATCGCTTAATCGTCATCCTCATCGTCAGTTGGATCTATGGAAGGAATTATCCCTCCATCGCCTACGATCCAATCAGGGAAAGTCTTATGCTCGGTCATTAGCCAGAATGCGTGCTCTGGTGTGAATCCTGCTTTACGAGCTGCTTTATAACATTCATGCAATGCGGTGTAATGCTGATCGATCTTTGTTAATGGTTCAGGAGATTGGCGAACGACACGACGATTGATCTTTTTGCGTTTGATAGGTTTTCGAGTGTTCGCCATAATTAAAATTATCGCTTACTGATTAACACAAACAGATCATCGACACGCTGTTCTAATCTTGTAATTTGGTCTTTGATCGAACTTCCAGAATTGGGCTTTAATTCTTGTAAATAAGATTTAATAACCCAGCGCAGACCCAGCAATAAACTTGTTGATATGGCGCATACGCCAACGGCGATACCAACCCATTCGTTTGCTGTCATTTCGCATTGATTCCATAATCAACCTCTTTGCCAGATTTTGGATCTAATGCCTTAGCGATCGGTGCTACTAATGCTCCAGCCAAGATTGCAAACTCTGGTCTGATGTCAGCGACAATTGCCAAAAGGACAGTAATGCCGGAAGCAGCCACAGCTCTTAAATAAGATTTAATTGCAGCCTTGTGTTTGTTAGATAGTTTCATGCGTTGCCTCCTAGTAGTGGGATGTTAAAGAACTCTGAATTGTCATCTTGATCTTTTTTAAAACTGATATGAATATGATGCGTGTGGGGATTGCCTTTGTATGATCTCCAACGCCATCCTAGTAATGGGGATGCGATACGGCTTTGATGAATTACATAACTGATGCGACCATTGGATTTCCCGAATGATCGAATTTGATCTGCCAAATATGCTGAAAGCCCTTTGTCGTCAGAAAGCCGAGCGTCAATATCAATTGCTCGCACGCATCCTGTTGCATCTGGATTGTGGTCGCTCTTTCGTGTGCTATGTCTAGCATCACCAATCCACCCATCAGATTTACGCAGACGCTCTGGGAAGGAATCATCAATTTGTTCCCGTAATTGAACAGCTGCTTTAGATAGGTAAGGCTTCATTAAAAGCCTAAAGCCTTCAAATCCTCAACTGTTAAACCAAGTGCTGAGAGTTTGGCTTCTGCTGATGCCTTAGCCTGTGTTTTTGCTTTTGCTTCGGCTTCTTGTGCTTTTTTATAAGCAGTCAATCCTGCTTTAATTTCTGCCTCTGTTGGTTCAATTTGATTTTCGTCTAACCATGTCAATTTATCATCAGCAATAGTAAATTCAGCATTTGGTTTAATGAAAAGAATTGCTTTAGTCATTTCAAGATTATTCATTATGCACCTATTTCCATTGCAATGATTGTTGAAACTTGAGTATTACTTTCTCCGCCTTGCATATTGGCATAACTTTCGCCACCGCTTGTCGCAGATTTCCATTGGACTTTATAGGTAGTCGCAGAAGTAGTTGCTGGGCTATCTAATTTTTGCAATACAACGCTTCCAAAATTGTGTTTTCCATCTACTCCAGTAAAACCATTATAACCACCGCCAAGAAATATGTCGGTTGAAGTTCTTACTAATTTAAAAACTACAGCGTTACTCGCATTGCCTTCCCATTTTGCAACAGAAGTCATTGTGGCAAAAACTAAGACTTTTGATGTTGCAGAACTTGGTGTAATTGAAACTGTTAATCCTGTATCGGCAAATGAATTTGATGTTGTTGATATTCCAGCAGTTAAAACTCCTTCAACAACCTGCAAAACTTTTCCACCACCAGCGGCAGTTGCCCAAGAGGGCACTCCACCTGCAACAGTTAAAACTTGACCAGTTGTTCCAATTCCAAGTCTTGTATTTACATTCGCAGTTGATGAACGATATTCAATGTCGCCAAGAGTTGTTGATGGATTTAGGTTTTTAGTTGTTGTATCAACAGATGAACCAAGCGTGCGAATGGCAGCTGCGCCATCCTTGACTAACGCTGTATCGTCAGGCGTTGTCCAGCCATAGTTTGTAGTAGTTGCCATTTTTCTCCTATTATCAGGCTACGATTGTAGCGTATTCCCATGTCAAAGTATTGCTCAAAGTGTTCCAAGCCTCGCCGATTGGCACAGAATTCCATCTCATAGCCACTTGGCTAAAGCTGACCGGTGAAAGGTTGATGGTCAGGAATAACTCATTGAACCTTGTGCTCCAACGCCATCCCTCAACATAACCAGAAAATTCACCATTATTAATTTGATTTGGCAGATCTGCAATGTTTAACGGCATGCCCATAAATACACTTAAAAGGTTATCTCGATCTGAATTGTCAATGTCTGGGTTTGTAATTGGAAAAGTTATGCTATCAAAGATTGGTTGTGGAAACGCTCGAAGGCTAATATATCGATCGGCAACCTCTTGAGCATCTACGGCTGAATGTATTACCGATTGAATGCTTTCAGACTTGTATCCATAAAGAGCAATTGATGAAATAGATGTTGCAGTTTTTTGAGATCCAAAATTGTTTCCATAATTTATAAAGATGTCATTGCGAATATCAGCTGCTTTTGTGGTTGTGCGTAATCCTGAGCCAAGCGCATGATTGGCAGATAGATCAATATAACCATTGGCGATTAAATAAGTCTGTCTGTGGTCAGCATCGGCATATCCAATGTTTCCTTCATTATCCTCATAAATATATCCAAATGCGCTGTTGGCAATTTGTGATGCAATGTTATAAACAGTATCAGGAGAAGCATCTCGATTTTCCATTGTGTAAAGTCCGGGCTGGTCAATCTCACCTAATCCAATATTAAATGCAGTTGCCCAAGTTTCAGTTGCGGAATATGTCGCCCATGTTGAAGCTGCTGGCACATCATTCCAAGCCCCAAGCAATACGCTAGAAAGCAAGTCATAAATTTGGTCGCCATCCTCGTCTTGAGATATAGCAGCGTTGTAGATTTCTTTTGCCAACTTAACCAAAGATCCCATTGCAAGAATAGTGTATTCAACAACAGTTGCAATTGAACCTGTTGCACCAACTTCAACAGTAATATCGGTTATATCCCCACCAAACAAATTAACATAAGTTCCTGCGCTGTTTTTTACTTGCAAACTTAAACTATCATTTATGTCAAACGCAAAGGTTTGTCCAGATAAAGCCAAAATTGTGCATTGCAGATAAGATGGGTTCGGTTGAGTGTAAATATCATCACGACCTGCTTGATGAGTAATGTCGCTAATTGTTAAATTTGTGTATTCAGTTCCCGCAACAGTCAGTTTCCATTCTGGTGTCCAGACTGTCATCAGTTGCCTTTGATGCCGTTATTGTAGAGCTGTGGAACTGATCTTGATGCACTTTGATTTAATACTTTTGCAACGGCTCTTGCAGCACCTTCACTATCAACTGCTTGAACTGAAATGTTATTCACAACAGTTGGGTTTCCTGCACCATAGGTAAAATTAGAACTTGGAACTGATGGGGTCTGACCAAGCATTGATCCAGTCTTTGATGGATTTGGAATATATCCAATATCTGCTCCGGGCTTAATTAGATTTACAACTCGAATGGCTTGGTTTGCAAACTCAACCAATAAACCAATTGCTTCTCTTACAAATGTAATAAATCCTGAAATAATTCCAGCAACCACAGCAATCGCTTTACCAAATGATTCAGCACCCTTTTGGCTTTGGTTTAGGGAGTTAGTTAATCCTTGATCGCCAGTTAATCCTGCAATAAATGCATTCAGGGCTGGGATGCCACTTTCATTTAAGAAACCAATAAACTTTTCAACCTGTGGCAATAAAGCAACTCCAAGACTTTCCTTTGCCTCATCAAAGCCAACCTTTAATCGATCAATCTTTCCTTGAAATGTTTCGGCGTTTTTAGCAGCTGAGCCACCATAAAGATCTGATAATTTTTCTTGAACCTGTGTAAAGGATAAAGTTGAAAGTTCTGCTTTAGATAATCCGAGCCCTAATCTGCCAAGAGCTGTGGTGTTGCCATCTTGAGCACGACCCAAAGCATTTGCAACTGTTTCTAATTCAATGCCTTTGCCTTTACTAATATCTAAAGCAAGGCTCAATAATCTTTGTGCTTCACCAGTATCTTTTGTGCTAACCGCCAACCTCTGCATTGCTGGACGAAGTTGGTCATCCGCCACACCAGTCGCTAAAGATGTTTTAAGGATCATCGCCTCGGTGGCTTTTATTTGGTCATCAGTTGCCCCTGTGGCAGTCTTTAAGGCGTTGGCTAGTCTAAGTTGTGCTTGCTCATCCTCTATCGCAGCCTTGACCCCGTCAATGGCTAATTTAGTGCCATAGGCAACGGCAGCAGCAGCAGCAACCGCAAATGCAGCAGCAGCCTTCTTTCCAAAATCTGCAATCTTGCTTGAATTACTTTCAACGGCTTTATCAGCTTCGCCTAACTTCTTTTTAAGATCATCAACATCAGCAAGAATAGATAATTTAAGCGTGCGATTACCGGTTGCCATTAGATCCATTCCTTAATGATGCGAGTAAAACTTGCTTCCCACTTATCGATCAATTCAGGCTGAATTCTACGAAGGGTTGGATAGATAAACCATCCACGACTACCTCTGCCTTGCCGTCCTGAATACGAAGGGAACTGTTTGAACTTATTTGAACCAAACTCAACGCCACCCCATAGGGTCTGCGTAGTAGCACCACCTGAAAACTTTTGTCTTGCGAAGCCATAACGGAACTCACCGATTTTACTTGACTTAGAGATGCTAACGCCGTCTGCGACTCTTTCCGCAACCTTGCCAGCCTTTGTTCTAGTCCTAGCTGCCTGTTTAATTTCCTCTGATGCAAAATACGCCAAAGCAGCAGATTGAGTTCTTGCTTCCTCTGTTGCTTGCTCATCCATAAGTTTGAATGCTTTGTAAATATCACGCAAATCGTTTTTATTGTATGCGATAGTTTCATTTGCCACTTCTCGCCTCCAATACTTCGATTGCTGTTAATATGTCATCCGCATCAACCCATTCACTCATTGGTATATGAGTTGCAATTGCTAACTCAACCAATAATCTGTTTAGGCTTCCTGCTTTGTGGCTTTTGGGTCTGCATCACCAACTATTACATCGGCAACTGTTTCCATCCAAATATCCATTGGTTTGATTGGCTTGCTTCCGGCAACTTCACGCTTATGAGCATGATAAGCCAAAAACATAAGATCCCAAATACCCAGCTTCTCGGATGCTTGTCCAATGACATTTCCTGTCTGCTTTTCCCATTTCGCCCACTCAGGCGGTTGGGCAATATAAGTTGCTTGCTCGCCTGAGCTGTATTCAATTGTAATTGGTAGTTTCATTTTGCTCCCGTTGTTAGATATTAACTAAAAGATTCTACTACTGCGCCCTTTGATACTGTGAAAGTAAAGGAAACAGTTTGTGCATCAATTCCTGATCCACCAGCAGTTGGAAACTCTGGCTTTACTGGGAACACAAATTGCGCTCCTGATGCAGCTGTAAGTGTCATGCTGATGTCTGTGTCTGGTGCGCTTTCAGCAGCAGCCCATAGAGCCTCACAAACTGAACTTGTCTTACCCCAATCAGCCAACATATCCAATTGGAATGTTCCTGAAATGTTTGTTGTTTTGTATGCCTCGCCCTCAAGGGTCTGATATACCTGACGCTCATTAACTTTTGTTAATACTGCATTTGTCGCTTGTGCTTGAATATCTGTTCCACCTGTGAAAGATAAACCAACATCACGACCGGTAATTACGACTGTTGCCATGATTTCTCCTTATACTGTTTGTGTGTAGTAGGTAGATACTCGAACATCTGCGATGAGCAGCGTGCTTGCACCAACTTGAGTAACTGTCGGTCTTTCAACCGAGCTGACAATATATCCAACTGGAATGACTGCCAGAACACTTATAATCAATTGCTCGATATTGTCGAGCGATGCAGGATTGCTGTTATAGGCAACTGCAACTGTGATGGTCATATTAATTTTAGCCCGAATGTTTGTTTTGCTTATTGTTTCAAATTCCAAATATGGTGAATCTGGAACGCAGACCACAGCTGGAGGAATTATAGACTCTGGAACCCAAGCATAAACATTTCCCGCAACAGTAGATAAAGCAGTTGCTAAAGGTGTGCGAACTTGCTCAAGAATGGTTTGGTTAGGCATTTAGAGAGCCATGCTTTCGGTATCAATATATGAACCCAGCAAACCAACGCATTTATTGAAAAGTGATCGACCCATTCTAAATGGTGTTGGTGAAAAATCTACTCCTTCGATTTGTCCTCCACCGGCAAGTCTTGCTTGGAAAACTTCGACTGAAACTGTATAGACGGCTGATTGAACAGCTGCATTTCCAACATAAGTTGATCCGCCAGAAAGGGCAGCAACTCCGGATGGGATGACATTAGCCTCGAGTATGTCGGCATTAGTGATCGATTGCGAAAAGGTATATTGTCCAAGATTATCTGCCAGCACAACTCTTGTTCCGTTGTAAGGGCTTCCGCATCCTGTGATGATGACTGTTTGTCCTTCGGTGAATTCATGAATTCCTAGTGTAGTAAAAGTGGCGACATTATCAGTCAGCGACACTTTTTCAATTGGGCTTTTGAATGTAACTAGCATTGGCAGAATAACTGTTTCTGCTGTGTCAATAATTTGGTTCAAGTAAGTATCATCATATAGAGCGGAACTTACACCCAATACGGAACGCAATTGACTTGCGGTGATAATTGTAGGCATAAGTTCCTCTCTAAACTCCCATTAATGGATGCCTGAGATCGGGAGCAACCTCAGGCACTCAGTTAAATTACGCTACTGTTAAATAACGGAATGCAGTTGGGAAGCGGTTCACTACGGCTACATAACCATAAAGACCGATTTCGATGCGTCCGTTAGCAACCAAGTTGGCACGAAGTTCAATTGTGCCACTCTCATGGAATCGCATTGCTGCTGATGGATAAACTAATCCATACTTAGCACCTGCATCGTTGCCTGTGTAGTTGGGATCAACTACTAATGAAAGACCAGCAACTGTTCCAGCTGTTGAGCCTTGTGAAATTAATCCGCCAGCATTTTGTGGAGCTGCTGCTGCGAATAGTGGACGCTGTGATCCATCAACTGCGCCGAGCAATCCAGCGAAATCAATGTCATTTTGTCCACCTGAAGGAGCAACCAATAGGCGGTTTGGTGTGAAACGCATAACGCCATAAGAATCTGCAATTCCATCAGCGATGGCTTTGTAGATAGATGATCCGGTTGAACCAATTGAGTTTTGTGCTGCAATGTTTGCTGCATAAGCATCTGTCTTTTGTGCATAAGATGCTGCTAACTCACGAACCAAAAGGTCAGCGAAAGATGGGTCTGAACGATCAAATAATTCAACATTGACTACATTTGCGCCTGCAAACTTAACAATATTGTCTTCTTGGAAAGTTACGACTGTATCGGTTGATGAAAACTCAACGCCCTCACCAGTTTGTGCAACAGTTGCTTGTGTTCCTAATTTAGGAGTAAAAATTTTCATTCCTGATGCTGGAAGTGGAGCACGCTCGATTGAATCGATAAATGGACGAGATGAATCAATCACGCCGATAACATCACGCAAATAATTTGGTGGAACCATTCCTGTGTTCTCAGAAACAGTTGCAATTTGTAATGCTGCTACTAAATCACGAGCATCTGTGTCGCCACTAAGTGCTTTGATTTGTGCGTTTAGATATTGTCCTGCTGTAACATTTAGATCAACTCTTGGCTTTGTGTATGCCATGTAGTTTGCTGTTACAACTGGAGCCTGTGTCGCTTCTACCGCTTCGGTTGCGATAGGAGCCTCAGAATTAATTTCTGACACTATGTTCTCCTTTGTTGTGGTTTCCTCAGCGGTTGCTTCGGAATTCTCTGGTGTTTCACTAGCTGCTACCTCAGCAACTCGTGCGCTGTCGATTGCCGGATCGGTTACCAAACTGACCTCTTGCAAGGAACTTTTTTGAATGCGTAACACGCCTTCGACATTTTTCCATTCATTAATTTTTACACCGACACTAAATCCATCACGAAGCCCAGTTGCAGCTTCCTCCAACGCATCATCCGCAGAAAAAGTTTTTGCAAGACGAAAGGTCGCCTCCAACCCTGTATCTGTGGCAGTTATATCAACAAGTTTTCCAAGTGGCTTTGTTCTTTCGTGTTCAAGCAATAATTTGACAGGCTTTGAAAAATCAATGCTGTCTTTTTCAAAAACAGTTAATCCTGCGCTAGTCGAGCCTTCCTCATCCCAAGTTACAATCTTTCCTGAGATTGTTCGCTTGTTTGTATCGGCTGCGGTTATTTCAATTGGGAAACTAATTTTCATCGAATTAGATCCTCCTCCTCTTGGATTTGCTCAACGCTCATTGCGCCAATGCGATTTAGGATTTCATAAACTTGAGCACGCTCTAATGCTGAACCTCTCAAGAAATCATCAATGTCAAATCGTGTTTCAATTCCATTGGGGCAAAAATCCGCAGCAGATAGGCGTTGCTCGATTGCAGTTAAAATTGGTCGAAGTGAAAAGTCAATCAATGCTTTTCTTTCAGCAACTGTGTTTGTGTAAGTCATTGAAGTAGTTTCAGCAGATACGAAACTTGCCGGAATGCCTGACGCTCTCGAGATTTCCAAAGCGAGGTATTGACGAGCTTCATTGAGTTGAAGTTTGGCAGGATCAAAACCTAATGCTTGTAATTCAACATCAGCATTTAAGAATGCAGTTGCTCTTGTTGATCTTGATATTCTCCAAGATTCTAAAAGTTTTGTAATTCTCTCAGGAGTTAAATTTGTGCCATTTGATTTCAAAACCATTTGTGGCATTGGCTCTCTTGCATACATTTCAGCAGCTTGTTCTAATGCAGCAGCAGCTTTGATTGTGCGACCTGCACGATTTAGAATTCCTTCATCTAATCCGTTAAATACAATTAAAGATCCAAGTCCAAATGGCGGCACTCGCTTGCCATCAACTGTGTAATACTCAATTTCTGTTGAATTGTTATTTAATGAAGCAAATACTCTGTTTGGTGCAATTCTTGTCCATGCTCTAATTCTTGAAGCATCGGTTGCAGCATAAGCATCCATAACCATTCCATAAGCAACGCCATAAAGTAAAAGATCCTCAGCGATCCATGCGTAAATTGCTGACCCTGCAACTCTTGGATCTGGTTGCATGATTACACGATTTGGTCTTACATGTTCATTTGTAAAATGATTATATTGTTCAAGCGGTAAAGATCCGACAGTTGAACAAATAATTCCTCGTGCGCGAGCACCGGAAGGAATTGCCATGTATTGTTCGCGAGTTGCAGTTGTTGTTCCAAATAAAATTCCGCCAACTAATTGTTGGGAATTGTAAGGTGCTAATGCAGCAGCAGCAACATCAACTTGTGAATTTGGTTGATTTGATTTAGTAGTAAATCGGTCGAATAATCCCATTAGCACATAATATACCATAAATGCAATTTATCCGACTTGAATATCAATTTCCGTTTCTTGTTGTGTCGCAAAATATGTTGCTAAAGCCGAAGCGACAGCTGCACAAACTGCCACTCGACTTGCACGCCTTCCGATGATCCATGACCCATCCCCATAGGGCAGTTTCGCAGCGGAAAGTGTTTGTTGGGTCAGTTCGTCTTGACCTCCATGCTGTAATCGATGGGAATTGATTGCGCCCAACCACCGATCACAACTTTCAGCATATATCGCCCCATCCATATCTGTAATGGGAATTCCAGCAGGAACTAGCCGACTTGCGACAGCTTGTGCAGTCCTTTTGGAATAAGCGACAGTCTGAACATTATATTTTCTTACATAAGGTGCAATATCGTTTGCAACCGCTAAATCGTTTATTGAATAATCATTTGACCAAGTATGGAGTAAAACTAAATTAAATCTTTCGCCTGATAGTTTTTGAGTTGCAACCAATGCCCCAAATTTGCGATCTGGACTTAAATCCAATCCAAACCAAGTTTCTTTGTCTGGATCTAAAGGTATCGGTTCAGTCTGACACAATCCCCATTTTTGTGCATCGATCGCTGAATTGATTGTATCTACCCATTGAGCCAATACTTCAGTTCGCACAATATCTGGAGGATCATTGATTACGGCTTTAAGATTGTCTGGATGAATGGTTATGCCTAATGATGGATTGGCTTGAGCGAATGCACTCCAATTAATCTCGCCTGACGGAAGCAAGATCGGAGCATCGGGTTCTGCACTCCACTCAAACCAACCTATCGGATCGTTGGTTGTAGCTGATGCCAACGCCCTCTCACGCAATTTGTTTAGGATTACGGAATGCTGATCTCCTGCTGATGAATAAACCCATACTTGAGGATTTTTAGCAGCCATCATCGAATAACGCATGGACGACCAAGCATCCTCATCTTTATATTCACGCAACTCATCAAGGTGGATTGTTTCAGGTTTGCTCAAACCTCTAGCTGCATTGTTCGCAGCCTTTACAACAAATCGCCTATTGCCAAACAATTCAATTTCCTCAGCACCATGTTGCCATCGGATTTTCTTTACTTCTTTTTCAAGTTTTGGATTCGCTTCAATCAAAGCAACAATCTGTCTAAATGTTTCAAGTGAGGTTGTAAGTCTGTGAGCTGATGCAAGTTGTAATCCTTCGCCCCACACAAACATGCCGGTCAAGATCCGAAGCATCATCAGCGTGGACTTGCCTTGCTGTCTTGCCATGATTAATCCAAGTTCAGAATGCGCCCAACGACCATCCTCTCTTACTTTATGCCCATGAATGCAAACAAATCGTTGCCACTCCATGAGGTTTATGCCAAGTTCGGTGGCAAGGTCGATCATGTCTTGACCTTTTGAAGGTAAATCAGTCAGTTTTGAATAAATTCGTGGAGTTTGCACACCTCCTAATTCTGAATAAGCCGGATCAGTTAAGATCTCTCCCGTTTGTAAATTAATCAATCCGAACCAATCTGATCGTGAGCGATCGAGGTGTTTTGTGGGTTAGAAAAGGAACGGGGGGTCGGTGTCCCTC